CACCAGACAATTTATTTTATTATTGTTCTTCACACTCTGGTATGGGTGGAAAGATTGGTGTATTTGGTTCTACTTTAGAAGCTGGTTCTGGTCTTACAATAACAGGTAACAGTATTGCTGTAGATGCAACAGTTATTACAGGACAAACTAACGAAGGAACTGCTGACAATAATGATGTCATACTTATCTATGATGACTCTGCTAGTGGATTAAAGAAACAAACAAGAAGTGCTTTCTTGTCTGGTACTGGTGTTGGTAATATGAATAGCTTTAATATATCAGATGGTTCTACATCAGAAACAATAAGTGATGCAAATACAATTACATTTAGTGGTACTTCTAATGAAGTAGAAGTAGCAGTAAGTGCAACAGACACAGTCACTATAGGACTTCCTGCTAGTATTACAGCCAACCTTGTAGGTAATGTTACAGGTAATGTTACAGGTAATGTAACAGGAACTGCTGGAGGATTATCTTCAACATTAGCAGTAGGTAGTGGTGGTACAGGATTAACTTCTTTCACAGTAGGTGACTTAGCTTACGCTTCTGCGACAACAACTATAGCTAAATTAGGCATAGGTACAGCAAACCAAGTCTTAGCTGTCAATGCTGGTGCAACTGCTCCAGAATGGGTAGATGCAACAACAGGTGACATAACAGGAGTTACAGCAGGTACAAACATAAATGGTGGTGGAACTTCAGGAAATGTAACAGTCAACTTAGATACAACAATTACAGGTTTATCATCAGTAACTTCTACTGCATTTGTAGGAGCTTTAACTGGTAACGCTACTACTGCAACAACTTTACAAACTGCTAGAACTATAGCTGGTAAATCATTCAATGGTTCAGCAAACATAACAATAGAAGCTGGAGATTTATCAAATGTATCTACTTCTGGTGTAGCTGATGGACAAGTATTAGTTTATAACAATACTGCTAGTCAGTTTGAACCAGGTTCAGTAGGTTCTGCAACAGCACTTATCGCTGGAGATTCAGACTTTACATTATCAGATGGTGTTGCTAGTGGAATACACTACGAGTTAGACAACACAGATATGGCTGACTGGAATCAAGCAGGTGTAGTTCTATCTACAGCTGGTGGTATCTTCCAACACAATCAAGTACAAGCTGCTACATATACAGTACCAGCTAACACAGGTTCAGTTATGGCTGGACCAATCACAATCACAGGCACAGTAACGAATAATGGTACACTGGTAGTTATCTAATGGTAACTGTCAAAGTAAACACAATATCTAAAGCATCTGGCAACAATGTTGCTATGCAAAACTCTTTAAATTTAAAGTCTTATACAACTACACAGCGTAATGCACTAACAAGTGCTGCTGGAGATATAATCTATAACACAACAGATAGCAAAGTACAGTTTTACAATGGCTCTGCTTGGAGTGATTTATAATGTCAACTCTTGAAACTAACGCTATAGGTAAATACTCTGGTAATAATGTATCAGTTGATGATAGTTTAAATTTAAAGTCATACAGCACAAGTGCTAGAAATGCACTGACATCAGTAGCTGGTGACACGATATACAACTCTGATGACAATAAAGTACAAGTATATACAGGTTCTGCTTGGGAAGATTTAGGTGGCTTAGTATCATTAACTCTTTCATCACTGATAATTGCTGGTGGTGGTGGAGGAGGCAGAGGTGGTGCAGGAGCAGGAGGTTATATAAATAGTTACGCATCAGAACAATCTGGTGGTGCAACATCTACTGCTACAAAAATATTAACTTTTTTAGGACAAAATTATACAGTAACAGTAGGTGGTGGTGGTAATGGTGGAACTTCTAGTACAGAAGCAACAAATGGTAACAATTCACAATATCATTATGGAATAGCAGTAGGTGGTGGTTATGGTGGATTAAGTGGTGACCCTAACCACGGAGGTTCCGGTGGTGGTGGTAGATTTTCTGGTGGTAACTCTAATGGTGGTGGCAATAATTTTGCACAAGGATTTCCGGGTGGAAAAAACAATCTTCCCGGAGATTATCCAACTGGTGGTGGTGGTGGTGCAGGTGCTATTGGAGAAACTCCATCAAGCAGTACAGCAGGAAGTGGAGATGGTGGTGTAGGTTTAGCATCTTCTATAACAGGTTCTTCTGTAACAAGAGCAGGTGGTGGAGGTGGTGGTGCACAACCTGGAGATACTTTAGGTGCAGGTGGAACAGGTGGTGGTGGAAGTGGAACATCTACATCTAGTGCTAATGGTGGTGCAGGAACAGTTAATACTGGTGGTGGAGGTGGTGGTACTACTTATGGTGGTGGAACTACTGGAACTGGTGGAGCTGGTGGTAGTGGCTTGGTAGTTTTAAGATGGGCAACAGCAGATGGAACTATTACAGTTGGTGCAGGATTAACTTCATCAAGTGCAACAGATGGGTCTGATACAGTAGTAACATTTACAGCAGGAACAGGAAATGTGAGCTTTGCATAATGAGTGAATTAAAAACAAATAAGATTTCAACAAATGACCAGAACAATGTAGCAATAGATAATGCACTTGGATTAAAGTCATATATACAACTGCTAGAAATGCTTTAACTTCTGTTGCTGGTGATATGATTTACAATACAACTGACAGCAAGGTCCAAGTTCATAATGGTTCTGCTTGGGAAGATGTAGGCGCAGGAATAGAAGGTTTCCAAGTTCAATATTTAGTAGTAGGTGGTGGAGGAGCTGGTGCTTATAGATATGACACACAAAGAGCAGCAGGTGCAGGTGGTGCTGGTGGTTTTAGAAACTCTACTACTGGGGAAGAAACTGGTTATCCATTAACTAATCCAGAACCAAAATTTTTAGCTGCATTATCTACAAACTACACAATTACTGTTGGTGCTGGTGGCACAGGTGCAACTTATTCTTCATCATCTGGTGAAGATAGTAAATTTGGAGATATTGTTGGTGCTGGTGGTGGTAGAGGTTCATCTGCATTTACTGGTAGAGCAGGTGGTATTTCTGGTTCTGATAAAACACAAGTAGGTGGTGGTGGTGGTGGACAAATTGGAAGTTATGCTTCTGGAGATGATAGAGGTGGTGGAGGTTCTTATGGTCAAGGTGGTGCTGGTTCTTCAAGAGGTGGTGGTGGAGGAGCTGGTGGTGTTGGTTCTAATCCAACAGGTGGTGCAGGGAAATCATCTTCTATAACAGGTTCATCTGTAACTTATGCAACAGGTGGAACTGGAAATAATAACGCAACAGGTGCAGCAAATACAGGAAATGGTGGTGGTTCAAATAGCTCTAATGGACAACCTGGTTTAGCTGGTGGTTCTGGAATAGTAGCTTTAAAATGGCTAACAGCAGATGCTACAATAGGAGCAACTAGAACTGGTCTTACAGATGGTAATGTACAAACATCTGGAGATTATAGCTATATTGTTTTTACAGCAGGTACAGGTACAATCAGTTTTAGCTGATATAATAGGAGAGAGAAAATTATGGCACATTACGCATTTATAAACGATAACAACATAGTGACAGAAGTCATTGTTGGTATCAATGAGGACAATACAGAAACTTTACCAGATGGCTTTGCTGACTGGGAAGCGTGGTATGGAGATTTTAGAGGACAGACTTGTAAAAGAACTTCCTATAACACTAGTGCTAATGCACACAGTGGAGAGGGAACTCCTTTTAGAGGTAACTATGCAGGTATAGGATATACTTATGATGCAGACAATGATGTATTCATAGCACCTAAACCTTATAGCAAGTGGATATTAGATGAAGATACTTGGTCTTGGAAAGCACCTATAGCTGAACCAGATGATGGTAAACAATATATTTGGAATGACAACACAGGAGCTTGGGAAGAACTGGCTGAATAATGTCAAGCGAATTAAAAGTTGACAATATTACAGAAAAGACTTCTGGTAATGCAGTAGAACTTAAAGCATACAAAGAAACTGATGTTGCTGTTACATCATCTTCTGGAGTTATTGCAATAAATTTATCTAATGGTAATACAGGTGCAGTTACTTTATCAGAAAACATAACAGACATAGATTTTACAAATGTACCAACAGATGGTACTTCTTCATTTACATTAAAAGTAACACAAGATGGAACAGGTAGCAGGACTATGGCTATTAACGCTATTACAGTTAATGGTGGTGGTAATGTTACAGGACTAACTCCAGGAGCTGCTGGTCTTACACTTAGTACAGGTGCAGCAGACATAGACTTAGTATCGTTCTTATTCTTTGATGCTTCAACACCCTTAATCAATTCATTATTAGACTTTAGTTAGGAGTTCAAATGCCATTAGGTGCAACAAGATTTGGATTTCAAGCTGGTGTAGCAGAAATTGATGTGTCTTATTTAGTTGTTGCAGGTGGAGGTTCATCTGGAACTGGTTCGGCAACTTTCCCAGGTGGTGGAGGTGGTGGTGGACTTCGTTCAACTGTTGATAATACTGGAGGTGGTGGTTCTTTAGAAACTGCGTTGACAGTTGTTCTTGGAGATGCAGTAGCAGTCACAGTAGGAGCAGGTGCTTCAATTAATTCAAATGGAAATAACAGTATTTTTTCAACAATCACTTCACTAGGTGGGGGAAAATCTGCATTATTGGGAGTTGCTGCTGGTTCTGGAGGTTCTGGTGGTGGAGGTGCTTATAGTGCAACAAGTGGTGGTGCAGGTACAGCTAATCAAGGTTTTGCAGGTGGTTCTGGTTCTGGCAGTGCTGTTCTTAATAGAACTGGAGGAGGTGGTGGTGGAGGTGCTGGTGCAATAGGTTCATCTTCAACAGGTATGGATAATGGTGGCAATGGTGGTGTTGGTGCTATCTCAAATATTTTATCATCTACTAATGCAACAACAGAAAATGTTGGCGAAGTGTCTGGGTCAAATGTTTATTATGCAGCAGGTGGAGGTGGCTCAATAGGTAGTGCTTCAACTGGTTCTGCTGGAACTGGTGGAACAGGTGGTGGAGGTAATGGTGCTAAAGGAAGTTCATCTGGTCAAAATGGTGGAGTTAATACAGGTGGTGGTTCTGGTTCTGGTCAATCTGATGCAAGAACTGGTGGCTCTGGAGTAGTAATATTACGCTATCCAAATACAAATACAATTACTGTTGGAGCTGGGTTAACTTCAACAACTTACACAGAAGGAACAGACAAGGTTACAACGCTCACAGCTGGTACTGGAAATGTTAGCTGGTCATAAATAGAAATCTATATGATAAAATCTTTAGTATGGATTATTTAATTGGTTTTCTTTTAGGGTATTTTTTAAAAGAAGCTCTCGGATTTATTAAAAGAATAAGCGATTACGATTGGGATAATCGTATTTCATACCAAGATGAATGGGATTTCCTTACACAGGATGACCTTCCATAATGACAACTTCCAATGGCTTTACACAGAAAGAACTGAATCAAATGATATTTGATAAGTTAGATGACATAGATAAAAAGCTAGATGAGAAGTTAGATAAATCAGAATTTTATAAAGTATTGGGATTAGTTGCCACAGTTATATTAATTGTTGGTAGCCTAAGTATGTAGGGATATATGAAAGCACAAGTAAATTTAAGTCAAGTATTACAAGGTGGTTTAGCTGCACTTGTAGGTTGGTTATTTAAAACAGTCAATGATTTACAACAAGAAGTTACTGCCTTACAAGTAGAAGTTATAAATTCAAACAGCAAACTTAGTGATGTATTGAACATCATACAAAATATTGATTCAGAGATTACAGAGATAATCTGGAAGATAGGTGGATAATGATTTGTGGTTTATGTACTGGTATGTGTAACACTTGTCCGATAGGTAAGTAGTGTTTAAAAAACTTAAAGATAATCTTGGTCTAGTTGTTACAGGTATAGCTCTTATGTCCTCTGTTGGTGCAGGTATTCAATCTCTTAACGCTGTACTTATAACTCTTACAGGAATTGATGACAGGATGAATAACATTGAGTATGAATTTGTAACTCTTAAAGATAGCACTTATGTACAGAATGATATAGCTGTATTGTATGAGAAGATACAATCATTAGAGATGGCTGCACAGAATGTCGGTAGGTTTAATGAAGAGATGGCTACCTTACAAGCTAACTTATATAACTTAGAACAAACAGTTAGAGATGGTGGGTTTGATTTAGATAGATATTACTTACTAGAAAAGTGGGAGTACCAAGACCTTAATGATTCGTTGACTAGGGTAGAAACACAAGTACAAACTGTTAACAATAATATGTGGGAACTTAACGATTTAAAAACTAGACTGGCATACCTTGAAGCTAACAACCATAGCCACTAAGATAAAGGTATGAAATTACAAGTAGTCAGGACACAATTTGGTAAGGATGCAACTAATGGGATGCTGTTTATTGATGGTAAGTTTGAGTGTTATACTTTAGAGGACCAGTATCAAGCAGTCAAAGTAATGCACGAAACCTGCATACCAGAGGGTACATATAAAATTAAACTTAGAACAGTTGGTGGATTCAATTCTCGTTACACCAAGAAATATCCTACTTTCCACCGAGGTATGTTGTGGTTAGAAGATGTACCAGGCTTTGAATATATTTTAATTCATCAGGGGAATAGTGATGAGCACACATCTGGCTGTTTGATAATTGGTGACTCACAACAAGACTTAGATGTAAACTTTAATGGTATGGTTGGCAGTAGTGCTAACGCATACAAGAAACTCTATCCTAAAGTATCTGGTGCAATACTTAAAGGTGATGATGTCACCATAGAATATACAAAGATAAACCTTAGTGGTGAAGATAACAAAGCTAAAGACCATATGATACTAGCTGATAGCGTATATGAAAAACTTCAAGAGATAAATGGTAATGTTATCAAAACAAATGCAATGCTAAAAGGTAGACTTATTACATAATGTTTGAGAGATTCAAAAGAAAAAGAAACCAAGATGGTACATTCAAGATGGATGTAGGGTGGACTCCTTGGAACGAAGCCTGGAGTTATAAGATGAATGAAGAACTAAAAGATATGTTAGAGAGAGCTGTATGGACTTTCATAGAAGCCTTCTTAGGTGCATTAGTTATCAGCCCAATGGTAGGAATAGAGGCATCAGCCCTTGAAATTGCTGCTATATCTGGTGGTGGTGCTGCATTATCAGTCATAAAGACATTCGCAAAGAAAAAAATAAGCTAGGAAACTGTCTTAATATATGTCTATAATTAGCCTTAACAGAAAGGCTGCTTATGACAGAAGAACTAGGAAACAACTACTACAAATCAGGATGGTTGCCCTCTATAGAGTTTGACCACAAGACTGGTAAGGGTGAGATTACTTATGTAGGTACTGACCCTGACTACGATAAGAAGTATGATTCTATATTAAAAGACTGGGGATTTGACCCTAAGTATTATGAGATTGAAGGTGCTGTCAAGGCATCTAGTTGGAATACACAGCTTAAAGGTGGCACAGTTGAAACCTTTTATGCGTTTAAAGGTGTAGTTAAAAGAAAAAATCCAGCATTAGATGAGTACTTTAATGAACTACTCAAGCTGTTTAAACACAAACCCCCATTAAAGAATAAAAAATATGGTGGTGACACTGCATTTATATTTACATTAGCAGACTGGCAATTAGGTAAAGCTGATTATGGCGTAGAAAATACCCTTGAACGCTACGAGGTTGCCCTACAAGAGGCAGTCAAACAGATTAAGGCACTGCGTAAGGCAGGTACAGCTATAGATGAGGTGTTCTTATTAGGATTAGGTGACCTCACAGAAAATTGTGACCAGAGCTTCTACTCCTCAATGCCCTTTAATCTAGAATTAAATCTATCTCAACAATATAGATTAGCTAGACAAATGATTATGAAAACTGTTGATACATTTCTACCAGTGGTTGACAAGATAACTCTTTGTGGAATCGGTGGTAACCACGGAGAAATGACAAGAGCTGCTAAAGGTCAGGTGTTATCTACAAGATTAGACAACTCTGATATGATGCACTTTGAAGTATGCCAGGAGATTATGGCACAGAACAAGCGTTATAAAAATGTTAAAGTTATTTTGCCTACTGATTACCACCACCTTTTAGAAATAAAAGGTATAGGTGTAGCTATAACACACGGACATATGACTACTGGTGGTGCAGGACCTGAAGGTAAGATAATGAAATGGTGGCAAGGTCAGATGTTTGGGTGGTTGCCTAGTGGAGCTGCTGAAATTTTAATAACAGGTCACTATCATCATCCAAGATTATTGAAACAAGGCAAGAGAACTTGGATGCAGTGTCCATCTATTGATGCGAGTAAAGACTTTACTGCTCGTACTGGTATGTGGAATGAGCCAGGTGTCTTAACTTTTACTATTAATAAAGATGGTTGGGATAATTATAAAATTGTTTAAACAGAGTACATACTGTATTTAACAGTGAGTTCTGTACCTGCTGGAATAAATTCCTCTGTAAATAAATAGCGTGTCATCTTACCTGTAATCTTACAGTTAGGTGTTTCGCTATGATTAATAAAACCACCAAGTGGGGTACGCAGTAGGTTGTTATCTTCACCAAACCAATGTGCGTGTGTCATACCTAGTGACTCGTAAGGTTCTAAATCTTTTAAGGTAAACAAACCTAACCCTTCTACCTTACTTGGTTGAATAGTAAGGTAGTCAGGTAAAGGTCTATACATTATTCTTCTTCCTGTGTTACTTCTTGATTAGTAATAGTCATAGGATATAGAGGTAAGATTGCAGCAATCTCTTGCTTACCATCTGCTTTATTAAATATAATTGTCTTAAAGCTACCTCTCTTCTCTAACTCTGCTAATATTTCTAGCATATTTACTTTACTTAAATCACTCATAGTATCTCCTTTGTATGTACTTTAGCATCTGATTCATACAGATACCCTACTCTTTTGTTTTTGTTATCTCTGTTTTCAAACCTACTTGTTGTTGGCATAGGTCTTTCTGTCCAGTTAAAATTGTAACCACTATCTGTTAGGTCTGTTATATTCCAAGTGTGAATATTTCCTTTGTATTCATTTAGATATATAAACTTTCTACCACTGTTAATAGCAAGAGCAAGATTAGTTTTGTATTTATCTTCTTGTATTATCCAGGAATCATACTTCGTATCTCTGGATTTTATTTCAACTAGATACAGTTCATTCTCTGCATCATATGGTGAGTACTCATCTTCAGCCAGTGTGAGTTTACCCATAACATCTTCATACAATTCGTTTAAACAGTTAACTATATCTGTTTCTTCCATTAGAACATCTCTTCTTGTTGTTCTTTTTTGATTGATTGTTTATTAACTGACTCTATCAAAGCGTGACACACTGCCCATTCCCATTTATAAGGATTGTTTTCATCCTGTAATTTATATCTATTACCACAATAAAGATTACCTTCAAAGTCTAGGTACTTAATCTTATTGTCTTTACATAGGTAAGGAGCTTTGTGTGTCCTGTCAGGTGGAGCTGGTACATCAAAGTTATGATTAGGATATTTCTTTTGCAGTGTAGCTTTTAATCTCTCCACTGCAAATGAATCTCCTATAGGTTCTAAAGCCACTCTGTTGGGCAATCAGTGTCACCCCAACCTATCCAACCACAGCCTTCTTTGTCGCCATAATTGTTACAACTCCAGCTAGGTATCTTACCAAACTTATCTGGGTCATCCTGCTTTTTCTTTCGGTTGTCCTCTATCCATTCAGACTTACCACACTCTGGGCAGTTCTGTGTTATGTCTTTGAACTCACCTAATACTTTTTCAATATCACTTGTATCTTCAGACACAACTTCAATCATTGTTATATAAGTACTCATCTGTTCGCTGTTCCACTCAGATATATTTGTAGGAAAGCCTTGTGTTTCTGTGACATCTTTGTATGTGTCATTCATCATTTTCTTTCTTACTTTCTCATCAGGTATCATAGCTGTAACAGTATGGTCAAGCTGCTGTTTGTTGTTAGGATTCTTTTCTACATCCTTAACAAACTCCTTCTTAGCTTCAACTAATGCTTTATCTTCTTGCTCAATAACAACATCTTTAACTCTACCCTTTTTCTCAATAGGTTCTTGTTTGTTATCATCTGCATAGAAGTCATCAGTTCCTGACCATAGCTCTACGCCAAGACCGAATCTCATACAAGCTCGTTTGAAGGCATCACTCTCTGCAAGTTTAAGACACTCACCTAGTGTTGCTCTGTTAAGTGCTGCAGATTCTACATCTCCTGCACCATCATATGAACCCATACCTTCTATGGTTATAGTTCCTTTACCACCAATAACTTTGTCATTAATAATAATAGGTTCAAACTTCCAGTCATACTTAACATCACAATCTCGTAGTCTTTCTACATACACTGCGTGGTTAACATACTTTCCGAACTTACCTTTAGGTGGGTCCATTACTACTTCCTTTGGAAAAGGTTTAAGTAATTTCTTTTTAGTTTCCTTATTCATTTATTCTCCTGTTATCATTAGAGGAACAGAATGTTTTATTATTCATTTTGTTTCCTTTCTGATAGTAGAGCCTCTAGCAATAGAGGCTTTTCTATTTACTATCTTCATCTATTAATTGATATAATCTTTGTCTTGATATATCTAGTATTGTAGCCATATCAGTAAGTGGAACACCTACATTACGACCATTGTTTATTAGTTCTGTCCTCTGTTTCTTTAGAGTATTAACTAAGTCACTAGCTTCCTGTATTAGGTAAGCTACATTATGCAATTCTTCTAAGACATTTTTCTTATTGTCCATAGATTGCAATAGATTATTCGTGCGTTGATTCACGCTTCTCCTCTCTGTTCAGTCGCTACTAGCGTTAGCTAACTGATGTTTTATATAGTTCTTTGAGTCCAATAAAGTCGCCACTATCGTTATCAATAACAGATACAACATTGAACCCAGCCGAACGAAGCTCGGCAAACTTTACTCTTGCCTCTGCTATCGTTGTAGATTTGTCACCATCAAAGTAGTACACTTCTGAACCACCATAGATACTGTGACATTCTATTCGTATAGACATAGAACCTCTTGGTTGCTTACTGTCATTGTAACTAACATTATAATTAATGTATAGCTTGTTATAAATATCTATCAGGTGTCAGTTTAAACAAACACCTGTTAGATACTTACTCTTCTAACACATTGAATAAACGCATTAGTCGTAAGTCCTCTTCTCTTTCCTTATCAATTTCTCTCTGTGATTTGTAACCACCATACTTTTTTACGAGTACTGTGAAGAGAAAAGATACTGCTAACATATCTAGGAAGGTCATTTCTTACCTGCTTTCTTCCTGTCATCTTGTTCGGCTTTCATCTTCTTTACAAAAGTTGGGTGGTTTAATTGTGTACCACCTTTTTTGTTAGATTGACTTCGCCTACGCTGTGCTCTATTCATTTGTCTTGCCTTCCTAAATTATTTTTTCTACGCCAAGAACTTTTAAGATGTAGTTTACTTTTATTAGATTTAGAAGCTCTACGCTCTGCTCTATTCATTAGATTCAATCCTTTCTACTAGATTAAATTCAACTGGGTTATCCCAATCAATCACTACAAAATCCCCTGAACTTCTACCTAAGTCTGTTATGGTATCTATTATTTCAGTGAGATTATCGTATCTTTGTGTACTTGCAATGTAGACTGTCATTTTTTCTACGACTATATCTTTCATCATTATTCTCCTTCTCCTCTGAACATATCCTCAAAACATTCAGGGTGTACACCAGTGAGTAGCTGTTCTCGTTCTGCTCTGCTATGCTCTGGGAATATATCCTGAATCAATCTTCTCTGATGTCTTGGGGTTTCTGTAAACTCTTTATACTTAGCTCTGTCAACAACAACAGCACCTGTTTCCCTGCAATGTATACAGGTAGGTGTCGTTACTACTAACGAAGTATTCAGTTCCCAATCCATTAGACTTGTTCTTCTGTAAAAGGCGACAGACAATAGATACTTGGTCTGTGTCCATTGAAGGGTAGTCCATTTGTATCTGCCTCTACTAGCGTATCAACAGTTGTTACTGCCTCATCTAGCGTGACATCACTGTCAAAATAAAAATCTACTGTTAGTATATTTTCATCTCGCTTCGCATTAACATCTACAAATTCGTAGACATCTGATTCTTTCATAAGTTTCCTTTCAATATGCTTCTATGTTTAAACATAGATAGCTTGTAACACACAAGTATGAGATAGTTCGTACTTGTTAACCCCTACAACCTCGCTCTTGGAAGTAAGAAGTACTCGTAGTTCTGTCTTATGTGCTACAAGCTACCTATTGACTTGGGTGTACTCTTTACAGAGGCAAGGTTTAGTAGCTTGTCAAAATTTCCCCCTCGCTCACCCTTATAGATAGCTCGTTTAAACAACTAACCTAGCTTGGCTTGTTGTTTAGTTAATGAATCAATCAACTTAGTAAGTTCTGTCTTGGCTTTCTTTGTACTAAATTCGCCTGACATATCTCGTAGTTGATTTACAGTTTCTTTCATTGTATCTAACCTACCTTCTGCATAATCTGCGTAGTCGTGTGCTTCATCAGCACTATTCTTCGCATCATAGGCATAGCTCTTAGCCTCTTGAACATTATCTTCTGCTTGTTCTATCTCGCTATAGAGTTCCTCTAATAGGTCGGATACAGTTGTAACTGTATTACTTTCTTCATTCATTTTATTCCTTTCATATGCTCATAAAGAGCATTGAGTACTCGCTGTTTGAACAAGTACTCTATGCTTTCTACCACTCGTAATATCCATCAGGTATATCTGTTTCAACCCACTCACGACCATCTGATGTGGTATGTGTGTGTTGGAAATTGCTTTCAATCTCAACAGCTTTGATGTCGCTGAATGTTTCGTGAACACGCCAACTACATTCGTTTAGCCTGACATTATACATATTCTCGCCACCATTCTTCGTGTGTGCCTCTATCTTTTCTCGTGCTTCCTCTTCTGAATCAGCTTCAATATAGACTTCACTTTCTTGGTGGTACTTTAAGTAATATAAGTTACTCATTAGACATTCCTTTCTCTACTGTATATTGCTTCTTTAGTTTGGGGTGTATCTTTGTAACCCATAGCTACATTACCTTTGTATAACAAAGGTAAAGCAAATTCAAAGTACTTGATTAAGTACTCTACATCTACTGATGTCAGCATTGCTGATACCTGTTTGCCATCTTTATTTACTACACCTTTTATATCAATGTACATTATTGGTCTGCCACTATCTAGCCTTAGGCTATCTAGCAAGATAGCTTTTATTGGGCTATCATAATTACTTTTTACTTTCATCTCTTTACCTCTATCAATCCATCAGCAATATCTTTTCTATCTGCATAGAAAATAAAATCTACTGCCTCTTGTTTGGTATTGGTATTTACTTCAACTTCCAATATAAATGTTTTCATATTGTCCTTTCTTTTTTGTGGTGTATTGCACACCATTGACAGCACTGATGAAAGGTACTAAACCAATGCTGTCTAGCTGTGCATACGCATAATAAAGATTGCCTCTACTAGCGTTTACAAAATGTCGTAAGTAAATTAATAAAAAAAATAAGCCAGATATTTCTATCCAGATTATTTATATTTATATATCTACCCACCCGTTTAAACAGATGGGTAGTTATATAATTATCTAAAATTACCTTCAGCAATAGTTAAGGTATTACCTTCACAACTAGAACAAACAAATAATTCAGGCTCTTCAAAGCCATCATATAATTCAGGGTCTTTTATATCCCATTTCTTTTCCATCTGTTGTAGTACTGAAGCTGTACTAATTCTAATTATTAATCCGTAACCTTGTTTTCTGCTTCGTTCAGTGGCACTGTAACAAGTATCAGGGCTTGTACAGGCTACCTTGACCGAGGTCTTAGGTGCCTTTGGTTGCTCTAATATTGCAATATGTGGAACTAAACCGAGCTTAGAAACTACAGGCTTAGCCCATTTATCAAATGCCCCACCTCTTACAGTGGCTGTTGGTTTTCCTTCAGCACCTAACATTTTTATAATTAGGTTACTGAATCCAGTCTTGTGACCAGTACCAACAGGTAACACAGCGTGACAAACTTCGTGGGCTAGTACTTGAAAAATATCTAATGTATTTTCTAAGTTTCCAGCTTTTAAAGTTGGTCTAATAAATAGGTGCCGTGTTCCTGATGAATCATAATCTTCATTCTTGACATCTTCCGAAGAGTATTGGCAAACTCCAATCGTGGAGTTTTTCATTCCCTTAGGCATATGACCGAATGAAGCCTTAATCTCATTTGGTTTCTTTACAAAGTTATTAAAGCCACTCGCTTTCAATTGTTTAAAGATTTCATTAATAGAATCTTCAAGCCATTGTTCGCGTGTGCCTTTATATGTTTTTGTTTTACTCATTTTATTATTACCTTTCTAAGTACGATTCATTTAGAATCGGTGTGCATACCAGTTTAAACAAGTACACACACCCATTTTAAAAATTATGATTTGAGCACCTGAAGTTGTCAGCGTGGTAGTCAGTAGCGTAAACTCTACTTTTTCCATACAAGACAACCTCAGGGCACTCAGGGCATATTATTAATCTGTTAATCCTACAATCTCAGCTATGTTTGTAGTTTTATGGGCTAACCATAATAAAACAAACAGTGTGAGAGTCAGGCTCAACATTTGCATTAGAACACTCATAAACTTATTACTTCAGCTTGTGCAATATGTATGCCATTTATGATTCCAGAAATATAAGCATATATTTCTTTTCCATTTTCGCGTGGTGTCAAATCTCTTTGACCACCTTCGGAATTAACTACTCGGCATAATCTGTAACCACTTTGATTTATGTCTAACACAAACCAACCAATTTGATTTATTACACTGTTCGGAAATAATAAATAATTTAAATCACTTACTATTTCTTCTAATTCAGTTTTTGTTATTCTCAATTTGTACCTTCTTTCC